TGGGTGTCTGGGTCCTGGGTCCCGACGCTGAGTTCCAGGTCCTAGCCCCCGCTTTCGATGCCAGTCTGGCCTGGACTGATCCCGGTAACGGCACCGATCTTCTTATCTCGGCTCGCACCGTCAATGCCGGTGTCATCGGCGGCCTGAACGGTTCTGGGGGCCCACTCGGTACATTCGGCCTCCAGGGGCAGTTGGTTCCCGCTGGGACCGCTGGTGCCTCGGTCGACCCCATTGCTCGTTTGATCAGTGTGGATTCCGCAACTCAGATCACCATCGGCGGGCTCTTGGTTCGTGCGCCCGGCGTCGTGGGCTGATCAGCCCCCTGAGGCAAGAAAGGTACAAGGAATGTCTCTAGTTGCTTCTGCCAGTGGGCTTTCGCCGCGCCAGGCCAAAAAAAGCGATGATTACGTGGTGGAGATCATGCGGCGCCGGGGTGGGGATGGCAGCACCTCCACCATGACGCATGAATCCAAGATCCGGAAGATGGCGTTGATCTTGAAGGATGAGACCAACGGCATCAAGCGCCTCGGCGTGGGCATGGTCGGCCCTATCCAGCTCCAGCTCCGTTATCAGGGCATCACTCGTAACGTGCTCATCGAGGACCCGGTCACCCCGGGCACCCCGGTCATGTACGACGTCTGGGATGACCTCGGCCAGGCTTACATCATGAATAGCACCGAAGGCGAAGTCCGAGTGACTCCCTTCGAAGGCAAGCGGGTGCCGATCACCTTCTGGCGTATCGCCTCCCGCCCCGCTATTCGTAAGGAGGATCTGTACTACCTCCGCATCAATGCCGTCGAACAGGCCCAGGATCAGACCAAGCAGGCCATCATGCAGCAGGAGGACACGAGGCTCATCGTGGTCATCCAGGCCGCTGAGACGGCCTATGCGGCCAACCCTCTGCACGTCATCACCCCCAACCATAACGTGACCGAGACCTCGGGGTACTTCACTCCGCAGTCGATGTACACGGCTGTGGCCCAGACCGACATGCATCAGCTCCCCTCGGGGCGCATGCTGGTATCCCCACTTGATTATCGGGACTTCTTCACCTGGGGTATCGATACCACCGGCTGGGCCTTCAAAGACCGTGTCGTGGCGGGCGAGCAGATCACCACCTTCGGCGAGTTCCAGTTCCAGCGGAGCATCATGATCCCCCAGGGGAAAATGTACCTCCTTCCCGATCCGAACTATCTCGGTGTCTTCCCTGTCCTCTACTCGCTCGACGTCGAGGAGAACCACCAGGTTGAGGATTTCTGGAAAGGATGGGTCTTCGATGAAATGGTGAGTATGGCAGTCCTTAATCCAAGGGGCATAGCGTCGGTAACCAAGGCGTGACATGAAATAGCATGAAATGCTCTCATTGAGAGTATTCAGGGGATCACTCTTCGGGGTGATCCCTTTTGCTGTCTGAAGAGATTTGGTATCGCTCCGGGATCCTGCTACGTTGCCGCCCTATGGCATCGAAATGGGAGACGCAGGGAGAGATGGTCAGGCAGCTCATTGCTGCCAACACCCCCCTGACGGTCATCTGCACTCAGACTGGGGTCAGTCCACAGACGGTTTACGACTGGATCCACAAACACGGCTGGGAATATCACCCCACCCGTGAGAAGCTCACCTCGAAGGGCATCCGGGCCACCGGGGAGGCACTGGTCCTAGTCGATGCAGGACTGGCGGCCGGAAAGATAGACATCGAGGCCATCGCTAAACGATGTGGTGTGTCGAGTAGCTCTGTAAGGCGTATCATCGAGCGCCATCGGGCGGCCGAACGAGATGCTTTAAGAGCGCTTGATCCCACCGAGAAGCTCTGTAGCGGTTGTCAGTTGTTGCTGCCTCTCTCCGCCTTCCCCGAGAGGGCCGACCGGATCGGCAAGCTGCACGCCCTTTGCCTGGAGTGCCGCCTGGATTGGTCCAGGTGTTACCGTCATGACAACCCCATCCCGATCCGGGAGGCCAGCCGACGCCGCCGGGCCCGCCTGCGAGGCTCACGCACTGATGACCACAAAGAGTCCGATATCATCGAGCGCGACAGCGGCCTGTGCTGGTTCTGCAAAGAGGCCATAGATCTGAGCCTCGTCTACCCCGACCCGATGGCGCTCGCCATCAACCACATCCACCCTGTGGCCAAGGGCGGCCCCGACATCGCTAAGAACGTCGCCCCCGCCCATGCGATATGCAATCGGCAGGCCAAGGACAAAACTAATGGAGCGTTTCATAACTAACTGTGACGTTCTGTCTGGTAAACTTAGACCGTGGCTAAAGGGGAGCCGACACCAGCTGGGATGGTCCATCGAACCTTCTCCGTCGGGGTCGACGGGCCCGTAGTCGGAGTTCTCCGGGCTGATGCTCTTCTTGTCGGCGGCGGAGATGTCTGGGCGTGGATGATCGACCGGGATCGGACCAGACGGGAAACCGGGCAACCAACCCAGAACTCCTTCAACCAGCTCTCCGGAGAACTCAAGCACCACAAGGACATCGGTGGTGAGCTCTCCTTCCACGCGAAGCAATCGGTGGTGGACAAGTACTCCAGCAGCTGGTTCGAGGCGCACAAGAGGCACCAGGCGGGAGAGAGGGCGAGCTATCCCCGGCGGAAGGTATACCACCAATCTGTTACCTGGCGTAAGGGCTGGTTCTGGTTCTGGCTTAAACCAGACGGCTCTCTGGATAAACGCTGGATCAATCTCCAGGTAGCCAAGGGAACACCGGAGCTTTGGCTGCACCTCACCCACGAGTTCCCCTACGATCCTAAGGATGTCAGAGCGGTGACACTCTCCGAGGAGAACGGAGAGTTGGTCCTCGGGATCACGGCACTGGTGAAGAAGGCAGACCCCGATCTCGCTCTCCCGCAGAAGGTCGCCGGGGGAGATCCCGGGATCATCCACATGTGGGCGCTCGCCGCCGAGGAGGACGCGCTCCTCATCTCTGCCAGAGCAGTGCGAGCAGAGCACAGGCTCCATCTGGTGGACCAGAAAGCCCGGCAACGGAAGATGAGCAAGAAGCAGGGACCGACCAAGGCGAAGGATGGGAACCCGTACAAGCAAGGTTCCAAGCGGTATCGGCAGATCCATACCAGGTTCCTCAAGGCGGAAGCGAGCCACAAGGGACGGGTGACGATCGCCCAGAACACCGCAGCGAACATAGGTACCGAGTGGGCGGTGAGGAAGAAGGTGACCAAGGTCGCCCTCGGCAATCCCAAGGGGATCGAGCAAGAGAACTTCGGGAGAGTCGCGAACAAACGGAACAATGACTGGTCCCAGGCACAGGCGAGACATGCGTTCTCCTATGACCTTGAGGTCGCCGGGATCCCGAGCGAGGGGGTGGATGAGCGGGGCAGTTCCTCTCACTGCCCCTACTGTGGCTTTGCGGCCAGCAAAAAGGGTCGTTGGCTGAAGTGTAAGAATCCAGACTGCAAGGGCGTCCACCACCGAGATCTTGCCGGTGGACAGAACATCTCCGTCATCGGCGGAGGAGTAGCCAGACCACTGACCGTGGTCGAGCACCGTCGGGTCGGGCAACCGGCACGGCGTGACCGGAGACGGCACCTCTGGGACGAGAGAAGGACTCTCACCCAGCGCCACGACACCCGCCGACGGGCGGGGGCCAAGGTGATCACCGCTCCGGTCCTGCGGGTAGCGCCGCCGCCCCTGCCTCAACTGACAGGGGAGTCGCCCGTGCATCAAGTTGCCGGGGACTCGCGTGAGCCAAGTGAGTGATGTCACGCTCATTTACGCGAGAGACTACTACATGCCCGCTTTCAGCACCTGGGTGGTGGGGCCTGTGCCCAATGTCGAGGCTAGGGATGTGCTCATCGAGAAGCACTACCTGCACCGCAAGGCCAACATTTCCTACGCCTACGGGGCCTATGATACCGACCACAACCTCATGGCCGTGGTCAGCTTCGGCAGCCCCACCTCATTTCGGGTTGTCCGCTCCGCCAGTGACGAGCCCTTCACCGTGATCGAACTCAACCGCCTGTGGATAGACGATGACGCCCCCTTTGGATTGGGCTCGTGGTTCCTCAGCCGAGCCCTTAAACAACTCCCGGCCTACATCGTGGTCGCCTACGCTGACCTCTCCATCACTGACCCCCGCTACGGCACCGCCCATGACGGCGCCATCTACCGGGCCTGCTCGTTCAACTATGCCGGGGCTTCCCGACCCAATACCGAATGGCAGTTGCCTGGGAAGTCCCGCAATGTGGGCAAGCACGTCCTCGGCTCCGTGCAGGTAGTTACCAGTCCGAAGCGCCGCTTCTGGACGGTCACAGGAACCAAGGCTGACAAACGGCGTCTGCGAAAAGTGTGCAAGTGGGCGACCCTACCCTATTGACCTAGCTCCTGCCGTAAAGCCCCTCCAGAGCCCCTAAGGGGCACAGGAGGGTCCATGGCCAACTACATCGGAGTCAAAGCCGCACACGCCACGCTGGGGGCCTCTACGGTCGATACCGTCACCCTCACCGCCACCAACGGCAAGCTCACCCTACTGAACCGCTCAGGGGCGGCTGAGATCTACTTCACCATCAGCATCGACGGCACCGCCCCAAGCCCTCCTACCGTCTTGGGGACCGACTGCTTCGTCCTGCCCGCCGCCATCGGCTCAGTCGAAATCCCCGTCTCCGGTGAGCCAACCATAGTCAAGCTCATCTCCACCGGAACCCCCACTTACAGCGTCGAGGTACTCTAAATGGGTTACAGCTTCGTCGGAGCAGGCGGGGCTCTTTCCTCGGCCGCAGTAACAGCGGGGCTCAGCACCACCCTGGTCACCGCCACCAACACCGCCTGGCCTATCCCCGCAGGCGCCACCAAGCTGCTCATCACCGCCATAGCCGGTGGTGGGGGCGGCGGCGGCGCCGGATCCGCCTTGACGACTTCGGGTGTGGCCGCTCAGACCGGTGGCGGCGGAGGAGGAGCGGGTGGAGCCTCCACCGAGTTTATCACTGTCGGAGCGCTCACCACCTTGAACATCTCCATAGGAGCCGGTGGCAGCGGCGGGAACGGAGCCATAGCCAACGGCCACAACGGTGCCACCGGAACCCAGGGCGGCGCCACCACCGTCGCCGCCCTAGGGGTAGCCATAGCCGTCACCGGGGGCGGCCCTGGCCTCTTCTCCGGACTGAACTCGACATTGTCGGTGAACGGCGGCGTCGCCGGTCTCAACTTCGCCGCTGACGGTCGGTGGGTCGGCAACGGCGGAGGTGCTTCGGGCCTGGGCCTGGGAGGCACTGCCGTCGGCTTTATGGCCGGGGGCGGCGGGATGGGTGGAGTGGCCAGCGCCACGCTCGGTGGAGGCGGTGGGGGACCAGGAACAAGTTCGGCTGGAGGGGCGCTTGGGACCACCGCCAGTCAAGCTACTGCCACCGGAGCCATCGGTGGAAGTGCAGCCGCCAACACCGGAGCCGGTGGCGGCGGTGGCGGCGGCGGCGCTCCCGGGGGATCTGGAGGTAATGGCGGTACCGGAGGATCTGGATATGTCCTTATCCAGGTCGTTGGATAAGGAGCTAAATGTACAAAACTGACGTCTGGAATGTCAACGCTCAGATAGCCGCCGAAATCACTCGGGCCGAGGCCGCTGAAGCCGCTCTAGCCCCCCTCAGTGGTGCTGCTTTCACCGGAGAGGTCCAAGCTGCCCTAGCCCCCGTCAACACCAACGACGTGGTCCGTCTGGCCGACACGGCTGTTTTGACGACGCTGCTGCCAGTGACCAGCCCACCGAACGCCAGTGTCGGCATGAACGGCGACTACGCCATCGAGGTCGACAACGGCGTCATCTACGGCCCGAAAACGGCGGGAGCGTGGCCGTCAGTCCCAGCGTCGAACAATCAGTTTCCGAACTCGGTAACGAGCAGCATCACCTACAACACCGCTTATCAGAACACGAACACCCAGGAGGCTGTGCTCATCCACGGCACTGTCCTTTACAGTGCGGCGCCGACTGGGGGCAGCCCGCAGATCACCCTCGGTGTCGGCCCGACGACCACGCCGACGTTGGTGGCAGTCACTCCCACCGCTCTGACGTTGGCGATCGGGGTACTGTACCCGTTCACCGCTGTGGTCGGCCCGTCGCAATACCTGCTCATTTACGACAATGCGACGACGCATGGGACGGCGACGATCATGGCGCAGAGCATCCCGCTGGCCTGGTAACGGTGCCAACCTACTATCCCGCCTCTATCGCCTCCACGGCTACCCTACCTGGTCAAGTTGATTTTATCAATCTCAAGGCTGTCCATTACTTC